AAACAGAATTAGAACACGAACCAAGCGAAGAAGAACACAAATTTACCTCTACAGGTATTAAGTGGTGGCGTCACCAAGAAGCAATGATGAATTACAAAAATGGTGACCCTAACACAGTTATTTCTACACACATAAGTCCAGAAGGTGCATGTAATCTTAAATGCCCTTATTGTAGTGTAACCTATAGAGATACACATAGTCGTATAGACATGGACACAATTAAAGACTATGTAACAAAATTGAAAACGAGAGGATTGAAAGCAGTAATATTAACCGGTGGTGGTGAACCTACTGCTTACAAACATTTTAATGATTTAGTAAGATGGTTATATGGAGAAGGATTACAAGTTGCATTGATTAGTAATGGTAGTAAAGCATATTGGAGAAAAATTGATGAAGATGTTTGTAAAATGTTCACATGGGTTAGAATATCTATTAATGTGTTTTTTGATTGGGAAAACAGAATAGGACTACCACTAGAAAAATTTGATATGTCTAAAACTATGATAGGTAATTCTATGGTCTATACAGTTGAACATGAAGCGTCAGACGAAGTAATGGCAGATAGAGTTGGTCTATTAAATAAAGTATCAAAAGTAGCAGACGCTTGTGGCAGTAAATATATTAGACTATTACCTAATTGTTTATTACAACAAGAAAATTTAATTAGACAACATAGAAGTTTAGATAATGTATTGAAACAAGTAAAAGATAAAAGATTTTTTCATCAATACAAAATACATGGCGCTCCTTCACAAAGCACATGCCATCAAAGTTATTTTAGACCGTATCTTTCTGAGGAGATACATAAAGAAACAGGTAAACCTGGTACAGTTTATCCTTGTGATAGTGTAGTTTTAAATGATAACTATGAACATTTCCATGAAAGATATCAATTATGTCATGCCTCAGATGTACTAGACTATATGGATAAAAAAGTAAAACATAAATTTGACGCTCACAAAGATTGTGCAGGTTGTGTCTTTACAAACAATGTTAATCAATTAGATGATTTTATTAATGGCAAATTGGATAGATTTGCAGAATTTGGAGAACCACTTGAACATGAAAACTTTATTTAACGAGAACGAATACTTTAACGAAGACTACTACGAAAGAGGCGCAGAAACAGGTAAGTCTTTATACTCACATTATAGATGGATGCCAGAATTGACCATACCTATGGCACATCATATTGTATTATATACAAAACTATTACCCAAAGAAAAAATATTAGACTTTGGTTGTGCTAAAGGTTTTACTGTAAAAGCATTAAGACTATTAGGTTACAAGGCATTTGGTGTTGATGTATCTGAATATGCAGTAAATCAAATAGAAGAAAAGACAAGAAAATGGTGTGGTGTTATAGAACCACAAGACGCTTTAGTTTGTGCTGAAGGTGGGTATGACTGGATACTATGTAAAGATATATTAGAACATATACCTTATGATAAGATTGATAAACAATTAAAGGTTTTATATAATGGTGGTAAAAAATTAATGGCAATGATACCACTAGGTGATGGTGAGAAGTATGTTATTGATAGTTATGAATTAGATAAATCACATTTTATAAGAGAGAATATAGAATGGTGGGGTAAAAAGTTTGAAGACGCCGGTTGGCGAATAGATATGGCAACACATGATATGGGACCATTTAAGAAAAACTGGCAATTTGCACCAGAAGGCAATGCCTTAATTATAGCAAGCAGACTTGGAGATTAATATGAACGAAATACAAACTATATCTAACTGGATAAAAGACTACGCCACTAAAGCCAAAAAAACAACATTAGTTGTAGGTGTATCAGGTGGTATAGATAGTGCCGTGGTATCAACCTTATGTGCAAAAACAGGACTTAAAACTATACCTATGGTCATGTCAATTGGCAACAAAGACATATTAGGTTTAGAACATGCCTGGTGGTTAGATGAAAACTTTCCTAACATTAGTAGAAGAATTATCAACATGGAAAAAATATTCCATGAATTTGAAAAAGCAAGTATGTATATTAATGCTGCCAATAAATTGGCATTTGCCAATACAAAAGCAAGATTACGAATGACTATGTTATATCAAATGGCACAATCTGAAAATGGTCTTGTGGTGGGTACAGGAAATAAAGTAGAAGATTTTGGTGTAGGTTTCTATACAAAATATGGTGATGGTGGTGTAGATATATCACCTATTGCAGATTTCTATAAGAGTGAAGTCAGACAAATGGGTGTAGAGTTAGGTGTATTAGAAAAGATTATAGAAGCAAAACCTACAGATGGTTTATGGGAAGATGGTAGAACAGACGAAGACCAATTAGGTATGAGTTATGAAGAAATAGAAAAGGCAATGAAACAAGATGAAACCCATACAATCGTTACAATAAAAAAAGATATTAATAAGTTGAATACATATAGAGAAATAAGAAAAGCGAATTTACATAAAATGGTACCAATACCGGTATACAGGAGGAAATAATGAAAGTAGGATTTATAGGTTTAGGTAAACTTGGCAGAGACGCTGCTGAAGTGTTAGCTGAAAAACATGATGTTGTAGGATATGATTTAGATATTTTAAATATAGATACAACAGTTACCAAAGCAACACAATTAAAATATGCTTGTGAAAATAGAGACATAGTTTTAGTTGCAGTACAAACGCCACATCATCCTGATTATGATGGTAAAGAACCTACAAGTCATTTGCCACCTAAAGATTTTGATTATTCACATATTACTAAAGCAGTAAAAGATGTAGATGATTGTATAGATGAAGGTACATTGATTGCAGTTATATCAACAATGTTACCTGGTACAGTAAGACGAGAAATAGAACCATTAGTTAAAAGAGGAAAGTTTATATACAATCCTTATTTGATTGCTCAAGGTACTGTAAAGTGGGACATGAAAAATCCTGAAATGATTATGATAGGTACAGAAAATGGTTATAAGAGTAGAGAAGTAAAAGCATTAAGAGACTTATACGACCCTATACTAGAAAAAGAAAATACAAGATATGAAATAGGTACATGGGAAGAAATAGAAGCATTGAAAGTTTTTTATAATACTTTTATTTCTACTAAACTTGCATTGGTTAATATGATACAAGATGTGGCAGAAAATATAGGTCATATGAATGTAGATGTGGTAACAAATGCATTAAAAGATAGTACACAAAGAATTATGGGACCTAGTTATATGAAAGCAGGTTTTGGTGATGGTGGTGGTTGCCATCCTAGAGATAATATTGCTTTACGAGTATTGAACGAAAGATATAAATTAGGTTATGATTTGTTTGATAGTATTATGAAAGCAAGAGAAGAACAAGCGGCAAACATGGCAAGATATTGTTTGAAGTATCAAATGCCTGTAGTAATTTTAGGTAAAGCATTTAAACCTGGTATTGACCAAACAGCAGGAAGTCCTTCTATGTTAGTTGGTTGGTATATTGAAAAACTAGGTAGTCAAAAAGTTTACTATGACAAAATACCAGACGGCAAAGCATATACTATTCTTATACACGATAAAGGTTTAATACCTGAAACATGGGATAATCCTGGTAGTTGTATTATAGACCCTTATAGAGAATTAGGACCTGTAAAAAATCATACGGTGAAACACTATGGTAACACAAACAGATAGAAGACTTGGTACAAATGTACTAGTGCAAGTAGTTAATCTGTGGCAAACAATACCACAAGACATTGTAAATTCACAAAGAGGTATACAAGAAGCATATAATGCCTATATTGAATATCTAAATGTACGATTGAATATGGTACGAGATAGAGAGTGGAAGGTAAATCTTTCTATAGAACAACATGGCGAGACGGAAGATAGATGGTTAAATCAACCATTCTTTCAAATTAAACCAGGTGATACACAAAGAAAATTTATACCAGCAGATGAATTAAAGTCATATGATAGAATTGTTATCTGTGGGTTGTGGTTAAAAGAACAAGTATTAGACGAGTTCTTAAAGATAAAAAAAGTCAATGTTAATACTTTCATTGCACCAACACTATGTTTTCCACAAAAGTGGGGATATGATAAACATGTTGAGAAACATTTTCATCAACGAGTGTTGGCAAACGATTACATGTACCTATGATATTTGGCGTACCATACTGGAAATATAAGATTGACCCAAAACAATTTTCAGCTGACATATTGAAGGATATAGAGTATAATTATTCTGTTGATAAAGATAGAAATAAATGGGATAAAAAATCTTATGTCAATAGTAACTTACATCATAGTAATAGAGATAGAGGTAATAGTAAGTTTAGAGAAATACAATACAAATCAGTTGTTCCTCTTTACAATAATATATTCAATAGATTTGTTAAAGAGTTGGAACTTACAGGTAGTTTTGATTACACATTTCAGATAACTAACTATACTGCTATGACAAGTGGTCAATATATGAGAGCACATAATCATATTGGCGATAGTGATTTTACTTGTATTCATTATTTAAAGTTTAATAAAGACAAACACCAATCAACAGTATTTCACAATTCACATCATTGGGCAAGAGACTATCAATATTTACGACCAGAGTTTTATAAAAGACTAGACATAAGAAACGAAAAACATAGTTATCTATTACAATACTTTCAAGTTCCTACTGAACAAGGAGATTTTATTATAACGCCATCAAGTGTGGTACACGAAGTTCCTACCTTCAATTCTGATGAATTAAGAGTTACCCTTGTCGTAAATCTTCAAATTAAGTAGAACAAAAAGAGAACAAAAGTGTGCAGAATGTCGCACCTACGCTAAACCATTGAAAAATAACACTTTTAATTTCACTTTTTTAACCTTTTTTTGTTGACTTTTGCTTCATTTTAGTCTATAACTATAGATATGATAAAAAAAATTATATTAACTTACATTGCTTTAGCAGTTCTAACTCTGCTATTTTTCTACCAGTTAGACCAACAATTAATGATGAGTGCTGTCTAATGTTTCATATTGTATATACTAGACACCTACATGACCGTGAAGACTATGGGTCTTTTGACAATACCTGGACAGTTTTACGAAATGTACCTTACAGTAGAATTAGTGAGTTTACTAAAGATAAACTTATTGAAATGGCGTCAGATTGTGATATCAAATATAAAGCATATATTGATAATACTTATTCTCAATTAGAACAATCTAATTGGGACAAAGACCAATGTTACGCTACAGAATGTTGTATTATAGATGACGCTGAATATTTCTTTACTTATAAAGACGCTTATCCTGATACTTATATTCCAACAGCGATTGACGAAAAAGAAGACTATTTATATAACTATGGACAAATGAGTAAGTTCATGGTACAACATGATTATGGGAGAGAATAATGATTGACGATATTAAATTGATTGAAAGAATGGACAAACTTATAGAGTTAGGTGAAGATCCAAACTATACTGCTGAACAAAACTTAATGTATGTTATGGGTGCTTGTCGTGGCATACAAAGAAATGCTGAGAGAAGAATTGAAGAACATGAAAAAGCATATGCACCAAAACCATTAAAAAGAGGCACAGGTTTAAGTGGTGTAAGAGGGCGAGGTTTAAATGCCTAATTTTGATTACGACCAATTTATGAAATGTGATATAGTAAACTATGACGACCTAGATAGCGCTGTTAGACAAGTAATCACAGACGCTTTTACGAAAATGGAGAATGCTATTGACCATTTTAATGAGAAAAACCAAGATGATATAGAAGTAGATACTGTTGATTTATCTAGTAAATTTGACAGTATATATGACTATGTTGACGATTATATAGATTAGGCTTGACATTTATATCAAAATATGATAGGATACAGACAATGGCATTAATTTATACACATAACAGTTCACCAAGACGCTTCAAGCGTGTTGTAAAGAACAAGAAATATTATGAAGCGCTTGCTGAGAGAGACAAGTTATTGAGACGATTAGGTATTGACCCCAACAGAAAGATACCAAAATACAGACCAGAGAAAATGAAAATACATACTGCCCCTGTGGCTCAATTGGTAGAGCAGACGATTTGTAATCGTCAGGTTGCAAGTTCAAGTCCTGCCGGGGGCACCAAACCTGTTTCTAATTGGCGATTAGAAGAAAGCAAAAAGTTTACTGTAGCACCTGCTTATAATAAAGGTGCATATCAAGTAATAACAAAAGAAAACATAAAGGATATAGGCAAATGATTAGAATATTAACAATAGTATCTCTTATTGCATGGGGTGTATTTTTTTATACGAGTGCAAAAGCAAATGAATATACAGAAGCAGTTGTTGGTCATGTTATACAAAACCATGATAAGATTGACCATAGTGCTTTGTTACAAGCAGAGTTAACAAGACTAGCACATAGAAATAGTATTGACTTAATAAACATTTTACAAGATTATCTCCCTGCTATACTTGATGGTATAGCGGCGGATTTAAGACAAAAATCAGACTTGGAGTATAAGTGCTCACTTCAACCTGATAATTATAAAAACAACGAGTGCAAATAGAGGATAGATTATGGCGAAAATGAATAAACAAGCAATGATGGAAAATATGTTAACCATGCCGGATATTATGAAAGAGTTTCATACTTATAAAACTGGCAAACAAAAGGCAAAATATTTAAGAGAAATGGGTACATTAAATTTACCACATGCTGTTAATTGGGAAAATTTAGCACAATGTTGGGAAGGCACGAAAAAGTGGCCAGCAAAGAAAACTATGGATGAAGATGATACTATACTAAAAGATTATCTGGATCCTGTAGGTGAAACAAATGCAGAAAAATCATTAACCATGCAGGAATTGGATGCGCTACTTTAGTATACCATTATTATTTCTGACAATTGGGTGTGGTTCTATGAGTGATAGAACAATACATGCTACTGCTTTTGTTGACCATTTGAACAATATGCCATCAGGTAAATCTAGTTATTTACTATGGCATAATCCAAATACAGGTAACAAAGGCGATATCAAAGTTACGAGAAGTTATCTAGTAAAAGGTATCAAATGTGCCGACTATACAAGTACAGTTGATATACAAGATAGCTGGCCTTTGAATGGTATAGGTTCTTTAGATAGAAGTACGGAACATGGTACAGCATGTCAATTACCAGACGGTAGATGGAAGATTATAGAGAGGGTATTATGAAACAACCAGGTCCAGGTGTAGCATTGTTATTAACTATAACATTGATACTTGCAATTCTTATGTTTAGTTATAAAGCAGAAGGTAAAGAAAATCTACATTGTGTTATAGAAGTTATCTATGATGAAAGTTTAGAAAACGAAGTAAGTAGAAGAATGATATGTAGAGACGGAGAAATTCCAGGTCAACCTGGGTATTGGCAGTTATTTGCTGCCTTTTATTATAATGGTGTTAGTGTGCCTGAATACTGCCGTTATGTTAAAGGAGATAATCTTTTTAGAATACCTAACAAGATATGTCTAAACGAAGATGGCACATGGAGGGACGAATGATTAAAATAATTTTTGGTATGATAATAGGTGGGTTTATCGTTTATCATAATCCAGACATAGGGATTGATATAGTCAATTTCTTTATTAACTTTTTAAAGGAGGTATTACAATGAAAAATATAATGCTTATAATACTAATCTCCTTCTTAACGATTAGCTGTGCTAAGACAGTTAAAATTGAACACGAAGGAGACACCAAATCAGGTATGCTTGAAGAAGTACCAAAATGGTTTGTTGAGAAAGAAGGCAATAAAGGTCTTCTAAACAAAAAGGATAAGTTCTACCTATACGGTGTAGGTGTTGCAACAAGTCCTGATTTACAGTTAGCAATGGACAAAGCAACCATGATTGCAAAAGCAGATTTAGCTGATGTATTGCATGGCGAAATGAACAAGAATGCTAATGTGTTTATACAAGAAATAGGACAGGACGGTAATACTGTTGTTTCATCAGAAGCACAATCTACGATTGTTAACATGATTAAACAGACCAAAGTTCAAGGTTGGGAACAATGGAAGATAGCAATATCTATTACACCTGACAATCACTATAGAGTGTATATGGGACTTCAATTACCACTTGGCGAATACAACAAGTTAGAAGAATTAATCCGTGCTGAAGCAAAGAAACAAATTATAAATAGTGATATAGCAAAGAACAATGCTAAAACCGCTATAGATGAATTGACGGCGGTAGCAACGGAGTAAACAATGTATAAAGTATTCACTAAACCTAATTGTGTATTTTGTGATAGAGCAAAAGCATTATTAGATAAACTAGATATCTCATATGAGACCTACGGTTTAGGTGAACATTATGAAGGTGGTGACGGTAAATATTCTGTCACCATAGACCAAATGTTTGAAATGATAGGTAAACAAGTTAGGTCAATGCCACAAATAATGATAGATGATAAACTGATAGGTGGTTATACAGATTTAAGAGAATATCTAATAAATCAAGGAAAGATTAACTTTTCTGGAGAAATCGTTGAAACCAAAGAAAAATAGATTGGTGTACCAACCCAGGACGGACAAAACCAAAGCGAGTGTAGTGTTATGACAGCGAAAATATACGCTTTTCCAAGCGGAAAACAGATACCAGCTCTGACTAAAGAGCAAAGAGAACCTGTTAAAAAAAGAATAGCAGACCAGCAGACTAAAAAATATGCTGACGCTGTAGCAGACGATATTATGATACAAATGATTGGCACATTACAACATGAAGGTATGAATATAGGTAAAATTGATAAAGATGGACAAAAAACATTTTTAGATGTAGGTATATTCATGGAAGCATTTAGAGGTTTAATCTATAGAGAATTAGATTTAAAACACCCTTTTCATTATGTTACTGATAAGATGATGTATGTAGAAAAACAAAAAGATAAAAAGTATTCTGTAATAGACTATTCAGGTAAAGAGATAGTTGAAAAACAAG